AATGCTAATACTGCAGCTTGAACAGGGTTCTGTATTTTGCCGAACATTTGCAGAGCAACAGCTATAAGTATCAATGATCCTGCAACTGATAGCAATACTACTGCAATATCAGTAAATTTAGCATCTAGATTTGTATTAAATCTAACTTCGCTCATTTTATTAGATACAAATGACAATATTAAAAGAAGTGTACCTACTGCTATAACTGATTTCCACATTGCTTCTTCATCAATTTTAGTTAATAAAAATATTGCTCCAACTAAAAGTGTTATAGAAAAAGCTAATTTAAGAATGTTTTCAGTCTTAATATTGTTCTTCATTTGCTCAAAATAGCCTTTTAATTCAGTCAAAGCACCTGCAGCAGCTGTTGGCACACTTCTAAGTGCAGTTAATAAATCGTTAAAAGATACTAATGGCTTAGCTAGATTAGTTAATGAATCGGTTAGTTTTTTAAAAGCTCCCAAGAAACTACCTGCAAGGAATACACCAATTAATGTTTCTATTCCACTCCGCAGATTTTTTGTAATCTTTGCAAGATCCTCTGCTGGCAAACCTAATGGAGCTAGTGCTTCGTCCATTCCTCGAGTCATTTCGACTTCTGCTTTTCCAAATGTTCCGCCTAATGAACCAAAAACACCACCAAGTCCTTTAGCTAAATTTTCAAATGATTTCTTAAAATCTATATTTTCAAAAAATGTTATTGTCTTGCCTTGTGATAAATCAGATGTGAATTTATTGAAATCTTCTCTGATACTATCAAAATTAAATAATGTATCAAACTTAAAATTACTTAATGTATTTTTTACAGTATCAAAGAAATCAGTAAATGACTGCTTGACACTATCAAAAGTTATATTTTTTAATGAGAAAGTATTTACACTATTTTCAATATTACCTATAATATCACCAACAATAGGAAGACTTTTTGCCTGATCAATTAATCCGCCTATAAACCCTATAAGCATTTCAATCTTTTCAGTAATCCAGTCAATTGCTACTGTTATTGCATTACTTTCATCAAACCATTTTATAAATCCATCTATAAAATTTAGAACACCATCTGATGTACTCTCTAAATTAATGTTTAAATTTTTAAGATGCGATATTAAACTAGTAAATACCTTCGTATTACCAATTTGTCTAAATACAGATTTTACTATTCCAAATAATTTACCAGCTGCTTGAGCAAGAGTATTTACAGCAATAAAAATGCCTTTAAATATTGACTGAATAGTATTATTTTCACTAGTAAAATCTCTAATAGCACCAGTTATATCTCTAAAGTATGTTAATAAATTATATAAAATTCCGCTAAAGTTAATATTAAACGCATCTTTCCAAGCATCTTCGATTGTTTTTTTAAGATTGATAATGGTTCCGGTAATATTTAGAATACTGTCTCTGAGTACTGTTACACCATCATCTCTTCCAAATGTTCCTAATAAGTTTTTTAGAGGTGTATTTGCTTCTTTTGCCGTAGCAGCTAGTTTACGAAAATTTTCAATTTCTTCCTCTGAAACACCAAGATTTTCTAATTGGGCATCAGTTAAATTCTCTATATCAGAAACTAATAATTCATAACCCTCATTATGCTTATTAACTAAATCTTGAATGAGATCTGGATCGAATCCTGCTTCAGCTAACGCATTCCATCTAGCTTCTCTATTTCCATATTTACCAGCCCAAACATCATCAAATGCTTGTTGCAATTTTTCAAGAGAATTAACCGTCTTTTGAATTATTTCTCCGCCATTATTTAAATATGTAAAGAAATCACCTATAAGCTTATTTGATGTTCCTTTTCCAAAAACTTCATCAAGTTTATTATTCTTTATTACATTAAATAATGAACCATATTGTTCAGTTAAAGCATCTACATTAAAGCCAATACTCTTTAAGTATTTATTAAATGTTTCTTCAAATGTCCCAATAGAAACTCCAGATTCTTCAAGAAGTCTTTCTAATTGCTCATATGAACTATCAAATGCGCCTCTTAAAAAATCATTTCTATTATCTCCGCCTGTAGCAAAAATATTATAAAAATCTTCTGCTAATGCTGACCAAGTTTTTCTGGCTTCATCATAATCACCAAAGACTATATCAAAAGTGGTCATCCATTTTGAAGAAACAGCATCCTTTGTAGCAACAATAACCTGTTGGAATGTAGTTGCTTCCTGAGCAGCTTTTGCAGCTCTAAAATATACATCATCAGCTAAAGCAGCATTTGCTTCAAGCATCTGTTTATAAGCATCTGTATAAGTTTCAGAAATACCACTTTTAACCATTTCATCAGCTTGTTTAGTATACTGATAGAAAAGACCAAAAGTTTGCTCCATAACTTCCTTGGTTGCCCAATTCTGTTTCAGAGTTTCACCAAAATTGCCTATTTCAACAAGAGTTCCATTTGCAGCTTGGCCTTGTTTATTTAAAGTACCAAGAGCTTTACCGGTTTCAATAAAAGCTTCTTTTAATTGCTTAGAAGCAACACCAGCAAGTTCTAATGATTTCCAGTCCATATACTTTAATGCACCAGCACCATAAGACTGATTTAAATTGTATATGGCTCTTTTAAATTCTGCCTGAGTTTTACCAGCAAATGCAGTTGCATTGGCAATACCCATGATCATTGGAACTAATTTATCGATATCACCACCAGAAGATGCTAATTGACCTAATGATGATGCCATATCTGTAAAACCATATGAGGTCTCATCTGAGAATCTCATTAAGGTTTCCAAATATCCGTTTATTTCATCTACTGACTTACCAGTAGCATTAACTAAGGTCTGAACAGATGCAATTTTCTCTTCATATTTACCATAACCGGATGTAACCTGTTCAATACCAGTTAAAGAATACAAAATTTTCTGAGCAGTTTGTTCAGCTTGAGCACCAATTTCTCTAAATATTCCTATGCCTATTTGTTTAAGCCAAGGAAATTTATTACCTAATTTATCAATTGAATTATGTAATGTACTAAAATCTAATCTATTTGCAGCACGTTCAACATCTTCTAGACCTTTTGAAGCACCATCTAATCTTGATGCTTTCTCAAAGTTTTCCAATGTTTTCATGGAGGTTCTTACATTTTTCTCAAATTGCTCATTTTCGAACTGTAACGAAACTACTTTTTCGTCAATTTGTTTGCTCATCGAGTAATCTCCTCCCATGCATCTTTTGCGATCTTATCAAAAATAGGTTGGATAGCAGGATTAATATAATCTTGTCCTTCTACCCAACCACCATTTCTTGTACCATGACCATATTGTAAAAGTATCGCTACTTGAACCTGATAAGAACTTGTACCGGTTGTCCCATTCTTATTTCTTCTTTCATAATTGGCCTCCGATACATTCGAGTTACAGAATTCTATTCCTAACTGATTCTTGTTCTCATCAGTAACAATCCTATAATACCAAGAATCCCTAGTCTTACCAGTATCAACAGGAGTAGCAGCCATTAGTGCTTCAACCCCTTCTCTACCATATTTATCAAGTAGTCCTGCTCTATACAATATCTTTTTAAAAGGGTTTCGTATTTCAGCCATGTATTTTAAAGCTTTATCATAGTGGCCTTTTGAACGTATCTTAATACCCATAAACCCTCCATTAATAAAATTAACCTCTAGAATGCAAAGCTGCTCTTCTAGCTTGATTAAGAGAACTATTTCTAGATAATATTTCTTTAGTGCTCATTTTCTTTTGTGGTGCATTAGCATTTGCACAAATTCTAATAAGTACCATTAATCTAGCCAAATGCCATTTTTGACACTCAAAAGGAATATTATACATAACCATCCATGAATAAATCTGCTCAGAAGTAATCACTTTTGGAAGTCTTCCTTTACCTGTCTCTTTTTCAGAAAAAGTAGTAGCAGTCATAGGATCATTTATATACTCATCAATTTTCTTTATATCCTGATTACTAAGAAAATAATAAGCACTTGGATCTACTCCCTGAGTAAGTGTCATACATTTGACATAATCTATAGTCTCTTCTCTTGTTTTATTATTGGTAGATAAAAATGATTTCTTCCATTTAGCTTCCCATTTGGAAATGGAAACTAAAGAATGTTCTAATGTTAAAGTGACAGGGTTTTTAAGACTAATAAACTCTTGTGTATTTTCGTTAAATAATTCACCTTTTTGTATAGTCAGTTTAAGCATTATTTAATAGAATCAAGAAGTTTTTTAGTATCCTCGTCTACTGTTCCATTAGTAATCGCTTCATTAGCCTTAGCAGCTAAATCAGCTGGTAGTATTCCATTTACAAATTCTGATGCTTTATCAGGATCAGAAACTAACTCCATATAAATAATAGAGTATGCTTCTGTTGACATGAAATCTTCCCTGATTTCATCATTCTTAGTGAATCTCCTACCATCATCACTTTTCTTACCATATGCAGCCAGAATAATTTTCTTAAATAAACGAATTAATTCTGGTGTATTCTTTTCATTAACAATCTTTTTAATAATAGTAAGAAGACCACCTTCTGTACTTAACTGCATATCAGTTAATTCTGCCTTTGACAGATTAAAGTAGAAATCTTCAGTTCTTTCAACTCCGTCATAGTCAGTATAAGTAATAGTTTTCTTTAACATACCTGTTTACTCCTTTCAAACAAAAATAGGTATATAAAAGAGCCTCCCAGTATTTTAAACTGAGAGACTCTTAATAAAATTTCTAATTTGGAAATTCGTGATTTGCAAACAAATATTTGATATCATCTGGTAAAGGCAGTCTAGCCGTTGTGCCTTCTGTCTGTCCAGAAGCATCTGTTCCATATAATGCATTTTCCAGAGTTGTTAAATCTGTGAGACTTTCAGTACTTAACTTAGTTGAATCAATTTCAACAACACAAGTTGGCTTGAAGTCTTTTACTGGTACTGGTGTACAAGTAATTTCCCAAGAGAATTCAACAGCTGCAGGCGAATCATTAGTAGTATCATGAGTCTGTGATGAAGGTGAAGCCTTACAACCATATACTAAGTGAAGTTTATAGCCATAATCATCACCCATAGTATCATTACCAACTTTGGTTCTATAAGCGAAACCAAAAGTCTTACGAGACTGCTGGCCAATTGATACACCAGCAGCAAGCTGAGCAGAGCCATCACATTCCCCAAATTCATCAGGATATGTATAAGCTCTGATTGTTCCACCATACTCTTCTGCTGAGAACAGTGTTACATAGTTAATATTATCTGCCCAAAGTTTTGTTGCTTCAGCACCTGAAGGGTTCTCATCGAAACCTAACAGGCCATTCCAAGCAATACCTTTTGAGTAAGTATTATTTGCATCGATTGGATATAAGACCGCATGGTCAGCACCAGTTTCATAGATCTTTTCGCCAATCTGATCCCAAACTAATCTAGACATTTACTCTTTCCTCCATTAGTAATATAGATTAAATACATCATGATAGAGATTATCAGAAATAAAACGACGGTCATTAGAGCAATAAGGTATTTCCAACATCTTATCGATTAATTCAGAATTATCTGGATCTCTACCAATCAGTGTTACTGTATACCGATTCATATTTTTGTACATACGATTATCGGCATGAGAAGTATCTCTGTTATTTAATTCATAAATAACGCAAGGATACTTTAAACCATTAGGACCAGGTGCCTGAAAATAGATATTATTGATTCCTAAGGTTTCTCTAAAAATTTTAGACAAATTCCTTCGGTCTCTCGCCATTCCAGATACCTCCTAATGATATGGTTAACCTAGGGAAATCGACATCGACACTAGAGATCTTCCATCGAGTTCCCATAAAGGTTGCATATTTCATTCGATACATATTTTCTTTGGCGTATGGATCAGCAATAAAACTGATTCGATTAGAAATATTAAATCCTTCATTAATTTCATTTGGAGAATAAGCAGATTTGCTATTCTTCAGAATGTCACCATAATATGAACGCTCAATAATTTCTTCTGTCCATACGTCAACATCAGTTTCACGGGTTATTTCAAACCCTATTTGCCCATACCATTTAGCCATAGATTTCCTCTATTTTGATTTTTAAAGTGTTGGTTCAGTGGTCTCGCCGTTATTATTGTCGTTACTACCAAGTTCCAAATTTGGTTCACTTACTGATTCCTGTGAAGGGACTTCAGTCTGTGGCTCTCCGCCATTCTCAACAATCTCTTCAACAGCTGGTTTTTCCAAAGTCAAACCAGACAAATCAAAGTATTCTGTGAATTTTGTTTCACCATCAGTAGTGATGACAATTGCCTTCTGTAGGTTCTTATTAGAGATCTTGAATGCACCATTCTTATCCGGATCGTCAACAATTTCTGCTAAACCACTACTAACTGAAGGATCTAAACCAACTTTAACTGAAGTAGCTAAATCAGAAACTGTGAACTTCAAAGCCAAGAAGTAACCCGGACCCCAGAAGTCTGCTAAAGAACCGCTATCGATGTATTTTAAAGTACCAGTTATGGCACCATCAGCAACTGCTACATCAGCACCCTGTAAATCAGATACTGAATAGCCATACATTGTTGTAGTCTGAGCTTCAGCTGCCACACCAGTAGCCTTTAAAGCTTCAGTTACAGTCCAATCAACTAAACCACTCTCACCAATTGTAGAAACGGTGCCATCTGCAAAAGCAACAGCTTTCAGTAAAGCACCATTATTATTGATTAAAAGATCACCGCTCTTATATGCTGAAGCGAATTCATCCAGATCAAGACCTTTGGTAAAATCGGCATTAGCCCATAGAGTATTGTCAGCTGCT